AACACCTGAGGTACCGACATTAACAGTAATACTTGAAGTTGTTGCATATCCACTTGTGCTAACAGAACCACTACCTACTTGTACTTGTGGCAAAGATGTCCCATTGGTACTAACCCCATTAAACATTACAGTTATCTGTTTTGCCCAAGATGGAATGCCTGTAAATGTTACAGAAGTACCACTTGTAGATGCTACAGCAGTACCTTGACCAATCATGCCAACTGTACCTGTTTGGGCTGGTAAAGTAGCTGTATTTGAACCTGCTACTGATGGTGCGGATAGGGTAATTGTTCCGCTAGAATCCCCAGAAATTACGACTGAACTCATATTATCTCCTATGCCCATGTGCCGACAGATACGTTTGCACCTGCTGCGCCAATTGGTTTGATTTTTATGTATGAACCTGCTTGTGTTGTATATGCACCACCAGGAGCTGCACTTAATGTGTATTGTGGAATGAATGTACCACCAGCGTTGATAGATACTGTACCTTTAATTATAAAGTTTACACCTTCACCGGCGCCAGTAAATGCTGCGGTAACTACTGTGCTAGATGCTGTTAAAATAGTCATGGCATTTGCACCATTTGAAGTAGTGCTGATACCAGAAGAACTCCAAGCATTTACTAAAGTATATGCACAATTATTTACAGTAGCAGTTCCACCAAATCCTAAAGCAATTGTATGTGATGTAGTTCCTGCAGCTTTTAATAATGGACAAACCATCTCAAATTCATACTGTGTAGATGCAGATAATGTGACACCTACACCAAAGATAGATTGTGCTGTATTAACGTTACCACCAACTAACCCAGAGTTAAGTGCAAAGAACTGTTCATTAGGAACAATACCACGTTGAGTGCCTAGTGGAGTTGCAGCAAAGATAGTGCCGTTATACTCAATCTGACCAGCAGCAGCCGTTCCTGATAGCGTATTACTTGTTAAAGCTAAAATTGACATAATATATCCTTAAGAAATAACCCAGCGACTACCACTAGGAACAGTTACTGTAATACCTGATGCAATAGTAATCGGGCCTACACTTGAAGCACTACGATTAGTTGTAATTGTATAGTTAGCTGTGATTGTTTGATTGTTTTCATACATACAGTTATTAGCTACGCAATAAGCAGCAGATGTTTGTGTTGTGCCATCGCCAAAAGTTAATCCGCTAGGTGCTGAAAATGTACCTGTAATTGCAAGATTAGCAACAGTAACCAATTGTGAACTGTTAATGGTAATTGCATTTAAACCGCTTGTTTGTAATGCTAATGTGCCACCTGAGCCATTAATTACACCATTTAAACAAGTGCCGTTATAAGTCCAACCATTTACATCGTTTAGCCACGATGCGTAAATAATGGTCTGGTTATCAATAAAAGTAGTGCTAGCCAAAATGATTCTCCTTTAAATAAGAAATGGCAGCGATTAAACTTTCTATATTATCTTCAAACATACCAATTCCACTATTACATTTAGAACATAATAAACCACGAACTTTTCCAGTTTCGTGACAATGATCAACAAACAAAGGTAGCAACTGCTCTCTTTTCTTTTTATGATTTCTTCTTAATTCAGGTTTTTTACATATTTTGCATGATTTATTCTGTGCTTCATACATTAAAAAATAATCATCAAAATTAATTCCATATTTTCTTTTTAAATGACTGTTTACATAAGTTAAAACATATTTTTCTGATTCTCTATATTTTTGTTGGATAGCCTTTGCTTTATCCGGATTATTTTTACGCCATTCAATTGCTATTTTTGATTTATCTTTAGATAGCATTTTTAATCCTTATCTAAAGAAGCCGCCTGATAATATCCAGCCAGCATCTTTTGCTCTACCAACCAACATAGAGTCAGGATAACTAGCAGCTGCAATTGGTTGCATATTATTACGTTTGATTGTGGCTTTAGCTTCGTTAGCAAATTTATTAATCATCTCTATTTGCACTTGTGATGCCTTGCCATACATAGGCATTAAGCGTTCAGCCAAATTCCATCTGAGAGCCATTGAATAGCCTTGTGGCAATACAATCTCGTCATACAACGTTTCATAGTTACTAAAAATAGTAGATGAAAACATGTGCATCTCGCCTTGCGCTGGATTAGGCCATACAAATACGTTACCTGACACAGCGTTAGGATTGTAATAAAGTGCTTTAGGCCAAGGGCCATTTAATGTTTTTAAGCCAATTTGGTTATAATTTTCTAACGCTAAAATAGCTACTTGATAATCTAAACCGCCATTAGCAACAGGCTCGCCATTAGAGTTTGTATTAACTCTCACATAGGCTTGATCAATAAACAAAGGCTTTTGATAGTAAGCTGTAATGCTTTCTGACGTTACCGCAGTCGGATAAGAAATGTTTAACTCGTATGTACCTGTTTCGTTTACTTGACCGCCAGAGCCCGTTAAAAACTGCACAATTTTAGTGCCAGCAATAATTCCTGTGCCTGTAAGCGTTTGACCTTGAGCAATTGCGCCAGAATTTAGTGCAGTAACAGTTAAAATGTTGCCTGTAATTGATCCGGTAAATGTTGCACCAATAAAGTTTTGTGTGGATGGTGTTGGCCCGATAGTGTATTGAACTTGACCTGATATAAGAGGGAATATAATTTCAGTGGTGTTATACACCATCATATCCTCGTTAGACCATTGGTCTATCAAGTCATTAAGCATATCAAAAGCATCTTGGGCGGCATCTGGTGTCGGTGTTTCACCTGACTCTAATGCGCCAATGTCTTTTAATGCTCTTGAGATGATTTCAATTGGTTTCATTTTTAGTCCTAAACATTAGGTGTGAACACTTGGGGCTGCCAAGGCGCAGGAGTTTTAACAGATGTTTTTGCTAAATAATCCAATTGTTCATTTAGTCTTGATTCTATAATATTTATTCCATCTACAACAGATTCTTTTTTAATTAAATCTATTACATCTTGCTCAGTAATATCGGCATAAGGCTTATCAAATTTGCCGTTAAAATACCAATTACCCTCAGTTTCAACGCTTAAATCGCCTTCTGATTCGCTTGCAGTAACGTGATATTTAGCAGACGTAATAACTTCATTATCTGCATCAACTTCTAATATTAACCAATTAAAATTATTCATAATTTACCTTATACGATTACCCAACGACTGCCTGATGGAACTGTAACTGTTATTCCGGATGCCACAGTAATTGGCCCAGCACTCATAGCACTAGAACCACTAGGAATTGAATACGATGTAGCTACTGATTGGCTATTAACATGAAAGCCATTAGATGCAACAACTTGAGCCCCTGTTACGTTTCCAGAAGCTAAAATGTTATTAGCACCAGCATCTGTCGTAGTACCTACAGAAAAACCGCCTGATACTGATAATCTAGCTTTTTCCGCACCATTATTCCAAAACCCCATTGGCAGGTATGTGCCTGTGCCATTGATGCCTGATACTAATTGAACGTCTGTAGAGCCGTTAGTAGCAATTAAAATCTTGCTTGCATTGGTTGGGTCTGCTGCATTAGATGCTTGCCATGAAGCTGCTGTGCTTGTGCCGTTAGGAACTGCATAGATGCCTGTAGACGAATTTGTAGTTGATGTTTTAAATAATGTTCTGCTATTAACTGTTGCGTTACTAAAATCGCCTTGATATAAAGAACTTGCATTAATTATTGTTGACGATAATAACCCTGTAGATGGCGTGTAATTTAGTTTAGTTGAGCTAGTATATTCAGTTGTTGCTGTTCCTGTAGTTACACGAGCAAACAATGGATAGTAAGCAGTTGCAGAACTTGTATCGTCTGTAATTGTTACCCCTGTTGCTGGTGCAGCAGCCCAAGTAGGAACACCACCAGCCAATGTCATAATGTAACCATTGGTGGTTGCAGCAAGAAATGTAGTAGCCCCTGAGCCTGTTTGATATGGAACTGACCCATTAGCCCCACCAGCAATATTTGTCGCTGTGGTTGCGCTTGTAGCACTTGTAGCAGTAGCAGCATTGCCACCAATAGATAAGCTAGATGCAGTACCTGTTAAACCTGTACCTGCCCCTGTAAAACTAGTAGAAGTAAATACACCTGTTGATGGATTGTATTGTAGTTTGGTAGAACTAGTGTATTCAGTCGCTAAGTTACCGCTTGTTTGGTTAGCAAATAATGGATAACGAGTACCGACTGTTGTAGTGTCATCCGTTACAGTTGCATAGCTTACAGGAGTAGCCCAAGTAGGAACTGCTGCACCATTAGATTGTAAGAATTGACCTGCTGTACCATTACCAATAAAACTTGTGCTTCCTGACCCTGTTTGGTAAGGAATTTGACTTGCAGCACCACCAGCTAAATTAGTTGCGGTAGTCGCTGTGGTCGCTGAACCTACAGACAAAGTAGATTGAGCCACATATTGTGGCGCAGTAGCACCAGCCGTCAACACATAATTAGTTGTGCCTAATGACAGGAATGTAGTTGCGCCAGCCCCTGATTGATAAGGCAAAGCACCAGCAGAACCACCAGCAATATTAGTTGCGCTTGCTGCAAGCGTAGCAGAAGCCACAGCCCCACTTACAATAGAACCTAATATAGACGTTAGCCATGATGGATTTGAATAGCTACCGGTTGAATAAAGCCCATTGGTGACTGTTCCTGCATTGCCTGTAATGCCAATTCCCCAAGTTCCTGATGCGTTTGTACCTGTTGTAGAAGGTGCGCCAATCGTATTGTAAGAAATAGTTTGTGCAACAGAGCCGTTAAATGTTGTGCCTGTTGCGCCACCTGTTCCGCTATTATTAAATGTTAGCGAATTAGGTGTGTTAGCTGTAACTGTTGTAGAACCGCCCAAACTAACTGCATTACCATTAATCGTAATAGATGAATTAGCCAAATAACTGTTAGCAATAGGTGTCGCATTCCAAGTACCTGCGGTTAGCGTTCCAACACCCGTAATTCCTGTGTAAGAACCACTAATTAAACTAGATGCAATCGTTCCGCTAGTGATTTGACTAGCAGCAATCGCAATAGATTGTGCAGATAAAGCAGTTAATTGACCTTGAGCATTAACTGTTGCGCTTAATGTTTGGCTTGCTGATCCATAAGCCCCAGCCGTTACGCTTGTATTAGTAATGCTAAATTGATTGGCAAATAATGTTAATCCTGTGCCAGCAGTATAAACGGCAGAGCCTGAGAATTGAACAAAGGTAATTGGTGTTACGTTAATAGTCCCTGTATCAGCAGATGTTGATACCCAACCTGTATTTGCTTGACCGCCATTTAAAATAACTGTGTATGCGCCTGGCACTTCTGCCCAAACATCCATGTCGGCTGCACGAGTCCAAGCACTTGCAGAAGCTATCCAAATCCCGTTTTCTGATGATGTAGATTGATTTTTTACTAATACTCTATCGCCAGCTAACGTAGTGTAAGTGTCAATAGTCTGTAACCCTGATAATGTAATGTTGCCTGTTGTGGTACATTTACACGCAGCTTTAGGGCCAAGACCTGTAGCAACAGTATCAACATAGAATTTATTAGCTAAATCTGTTGCCCCGCTAGGTGTAGTAGTTACTTGACCTGTTGTCGTTAGAACATTAGTAAAAACTCCCGTTGAGGGAGTAGTTGCACCAATTGTCGTACTGTTAATCGTACTATTGGTTATGTTTAATCCTGATTGACTAGGATTGATGGAAGCATAAAATGGCTGACCCTGACCGATAAAGGTCTGAAAGTTGCCGTAAACGTCAAAGTACGCTTGAACAGGCAGTAAATTTTGGTCTACAGTTGAACTAGGGCCAGCCATGTGTTTCCTTAAAATGGAATTGCCGAAAGAATAATTACATCATTAGCATTAAAAGCAGTAGCAGAACCGCTGCTGTTTGCTAAAGAAGTAATAGTTGCTGAAGTTGTTGTATAAGCAGTTTGTTGAATATACAAAGTTCCAGCACTTGTTATGTTCCATCCTGTCAAAATCCATCCATTAGGTGCTGCTGGCAAACTTATTGTTCCAGTTGTTCCAGGGCTTGTTCCTACTTTTACACTAAATCCAACAGTATTCAATGCTGTAATTGTAGGGCCTGTTCCAAAACCTGAAGAAATTGTAGGTGGAGTATTAGAAAATACTAATGCACCGCCAATGTAAGTATTTCCATTGACATTAAGATTTCCCATTGCAACTGCGCTGCCATTGATTGTTACAGTATTAGCAGTTAAAGTTGTTGCTTGCAATGGTGCTACTAATGGTGATGCACCCTGACCAAAAAGACCTAAACAGTTTCCATTTGAATCATATTCAGCTTGAACTGACAATAGATTTGTGGAAACTGTGCTTGCGACTTGATTTGAGCTCATTATGAAATTCCTTCGCCTGGAGTAATTTCTGCGCTTGTTGCTGCGCTAGATAAGAACCATCCATTAGGTGGTAAACCGCCAATAACAGCAACTCCGTTAGCAGGAATAGAAATAGTATTAGCAGATGGTGCGCCCAATGCTGGTGCAGTTACTGCCAAAGTTACAGCTAAATCGCCTGGCTCTGGTGGTTGCCATGACACACGAATTAAACTAGAAGTAACGTTCACAATGCGATAGCTTGTAGGATAAACGTTGTTAGACGTTTTAACCTGTACCGCAGCAGCGTTACCAACTAGGTAAGTCGGCCCCCAAGGGGTAAATGGTGAATTATAAGCCATGATTTTTCCTTTATAGACCTGCTGGCAATTGACCTTCTGGGCGAATAACTTGAATTACATAGTTACCAGCCAAAGGTGTTGCGCTTGATCCTGATACGTTAGCAAATTGAATTTGCAATGTGTTAGCAGCAGTTACTTCAGCTTCTGCATAAATAATACCAGCAGTTTGAGTGCCAATAACACCAATAACAATAATTTGATCAGTTGTTAAAATGCCAGGTACAGTAAATGTTTGGTTTGATGAAGTACCTGTTACAGCAGCTGGAGTCAATGAAACTGAAAGATATGAAACGCTTAAAGCATTTCCACGAGCAATAGTAGTAGATGACATGATTTTTCCTTTAAATAAGGTTAACTAATTATAGGGCTTTAAAGAAAAAAAGCCACACTTTTTAGGCATGGCTTCTTCTCTTTTTTTTACATTATTTAGCTCTTAGCTAAAGTCGTAACCATAGATGTAAGCATCAAAAGTACCGACTACGCCAGAAGCTGTGCCAACATACACATACAATGTTTGTGCAGAGAAAGCTAAAGTGCTTTCATAAGCAGTAACAACTTGTGTACCAGCAATTGCTGTTAAGTTAGCTAAGGTTGTAGCAGCAAATACTTCTGAACCTGTACCACCGCTACCACCTGGTGCTGTGTAAATAGAAGCTACTGTTGAGCTTTCATTTGCTACTGCACCTGCGTTGTTAGCATTAGTATAGATTACAGAGGTAGGTAAATAATTATTAGTATTATTTATCTGAACTGCTGTAGAACCTACATAGTTAGAGTTAACACCCTTTACCACAGCCAATAGACGTAAAGCCTGATCGGTTGTGACATTGGAAGGATGTCCTGAGGTGGTGACTGCTGGGCCTGGATTAGACATAATAGTTTTCCTTTTCTTTATCCGTTAATTAAGCTGAAACTCGGCAAGCAAGTTCTGGATATAGAGGAGCCCAACCATACAATACGTCTACACGAGTTGGAATTGAGTCGTTGTTAATTGTGTATTGACGAACAACACGCAATGATAGACCCACTTCTTTATCTGATGCACGACCAGCAAAGTGAACACCCTCTGGCAATTCCAAGTCAGCAGTAGCCAATGTGAACGCATTGCGGTGCATAACAATGTTTTGTGGTGAAACGATACCGTTACCACTTGCATTGTATTGTGATGCAAAGAATGTCACAGCAGCTGATGATACTGGGCTAGGAATTGAAACGTTTTGGAATTGACCGCCAGAAATAATTGCTGGTGATACAGTTACTGAAACGCTTGAACCAGAAGCTACAGATACAGCAGATTTAACTACGAATGAACGTAGTTTGTTTGTGCCGTATGCTTGACGGTTTTGTGGGTTGACTGCATACACGCCAGCAATTTGGAATGTATCACCAGCGTTCAAGTTGATTGTGCCTGTGTTAGCAGCAGTCAAAGTGATTGTTGAAGTTTGCGCCCAACCTGAAGTCAAGAAACCAGTCGCTGTAGATGTGTTTACAGATGCAGTTACTGTAGATGTTGAGAAGTTACCAAAAGTTTGTGACACAATGTTTTGGTCTAGTTTCCAGTTCATACCACCTGAGTCACGACCCATCAAACCTTTAGTGTATTGGCTAGAGATTTGTTCTGTAGGAACGAACAAACCTTTCAAGCTGTCAACAGTAGCAGCTGATGTGAATGGCTCGATGATTGCTGAACGACGGCCATCACGAGGTGCGCCTTCAGAGTCAAGATATGCTTGAGCATTTAACCAAGTATACAAGCCTGTTGGTGGTGTACCAGCAGTACCTGTAATGTTAGCTGTATTCAAAGCAGCAGTAGTTGTACCATCAAAGTCAATCTTGTTGGCAATAGCTGCAACGGCTGGTTTTAAGATACGATCTGAGAACATATCCAATGAAAGAGCCAAGTCTTGTGTTGTAAATTGTGTATCAACGTGGAACTGAGTTGAAAGCGTTACAGGTACTGAAGTTTCGTTCAAGTCCTCTACGTTCAAAGCTGGGCCAGTTGTACCAATGAAACGACCAGGTCTACGAACATTTACAGTTGCGCCAATTTTTGCGCCTACTACTGCAAATTGATCATCGTAGTTACGATCTACTTCTGATGTAAATGTTAATTCATTCTCTAAGACCATCAACGCTTCGTTGGTGATCTTGGAAATGGTGAGTAAGGTATTCGCCATTTTAATTCTCCAAAAAAATTAGGTTTATCTGATCTTATTAGCCTGACGAGCAGCTTTCCATTGTGCGTAACTGCCATAATATTCACCATTGGTGTCTATTAAAACGTCTGCGCCCACTGATTTGCCACCAGCCAAAGGCTTGATAGGTTCAGGTGCTTTTGTATTTCTAACAGGCTCTTTGTCTTTCTTTGAAGGCTTCCCCTCAAGTTCAAGACGAGCTTCTAACTTACCAATTTCTCTTAGAGCTTTAACAGTAGGCATTTGAGTTAGCTTAGTAGCATATTCCTCATCTGACGCTAGTAGATATAAAAGCTGTGGCCCTACATCACTTTCTAAGATGCTGTCCCGTATCTCGTCACTAACTTGGACTGTACTAGACTGCACCATGCGTTCAAAATCAGGTATTACTTCTTTTACTTTGGCTACTTTCTCATTCCAAGCATTTAATACTTTTTCCTGAGCCTTTTGAGCCTTGCGATTAGCATCCTCAATATCTCGCTGTTTTAAAGCGTTTTCAGCACTCCACTCAGCTAACGCTTCTGCATATTCAAAAGCATCGTTAAATTGATGTGCTTGTGGCTTACCTTCTGCTTGAGTCTTTACAGGTTGTTCAGCAGGTGGGGTTTGCCTTGCTTCATACTCTTTAAGTCGCTGTTCTAATTGCTGCGCCTTTGCCTCTGCTTCTTTGGCTCTTTGCGTAACTTTATCAAACCGCTTATTTAGCTTGTCAGAACGCTTATCAGAGTTCTGTTCTTTAGCATCGCCCTTTGCTTCTGGTTCACTCTTATCTTCATCCTCTGTTGGCTCAGAATCTTTCTTTACAGACTCTACCTCAACTTCGGGTTCTGAATCAGCTAAACCTAATCTTTCTGCATAAAAGGTTGTTGCGTTGTCACTTGTTACTACACTACTTGCTTCTTTTTCGGCCATGATTTCTCAAGCTCCATAAAATTACTATATATATGATAAAAAACTACTTGTCAATCTATCTATTGTGCTTTTTCAGATTTAGCTTCTTTTAGTGCTTCTTTGATAAAAGCCTTTTGCTCTTTAAGTTTAGCTTTGTCTAGACCTGCAAAAGGGTTAGTAGACTCAGGTTCAAACTTCTTACCTGCTCTACGAGCCATTTCTCGCATTTTCCATTCAAGCGCATTATCGCCAGTTACTGTTGCCATTTAATTCTCCTTTTAAATACCACGTTCAACTGCTTCTGCTTCTGCTTCATGTGCATCTTTCAAATCCATATTAGCCAAAAGTAATGCTAATTGGGCTTTCATTTGCTCAATCTCTTTTTGTGATTCAGTCTTAATTACTGTGTCATGTGCAATAGTATCGGTACGCAATTGGCTATCCTCACGTTTAACTTGAAGTTCCATAGTTTTACGTTGAGTTTCAGCTTCTTGTTTTTGCTGTTCAATAGATGCACGATATTTCATGTCCATTTGCAATGCTTCCAACTGTTGTTGTAGCTGTTGCATTTGTGCTTGTTGCTGTTTGATAATCATTTGCGCTTCTGGTGGTACGTCTGACTTATCATCAACTTGTGCTAATGGGTTAGCAGCAGCCAATCGGTCAGCAATAATATCTGCGCCAGGGAAATCCATGTTGCGGAATATCAAATCACCAGCTTGTTGCATTAAGTTAGGATCAGCAGTTAGTAAAGTCATCATAGAGTCTACTGCTTCTTGACGTTTAGATGCGTAGCCTGGGCCTGTTTCCATCACAATATCGTATTCGCCTACAGTGACGTCATTTAATACTTTATCAACACCCATCTCATCTTGAGATTGCTCATTAATTTTAACTAACTCACCTTTACCATCAGCACCAATGATGCGTAATACTCGTTCTTTATCATAAATATGTGGAATTAAATCTAAGCAAATACGGCCTGATTGACGAATTGAACGAGTCAAATTATCGTAATAGTGGAAGTTAGTCATGTCAGTTTGTTGCTGCTGACCATTTAACGCTTTACCACTAATCATGCCTGTTGGAAGCTGACTAGGATCGTAAATACCTACAACAGCCATCAAATCAGAGTTTAAGCCTTGTAAAGCTGTGACCATTCCTGTTGGTGGTGGCTCAGGCTGAATACGTTGTGGAACAGGTGCTGGGTTGCCATCAGAGTCGGTTTGTTTATAGCGCAATACAGGCATTGATTTAATGTTAGCTGTATTCCATTCCATCTCGTGGCCTTCGTCTTGGCCTTCTGCGAGTAGATATTTGGCTTTAGGTGCTAACGCTACTGACTCAGTTAATGCTGTAGACCAGAAGTTATACATCCGTTGTGGGTCTTTAGCCATGCGAGTAAGACCAAATTTCTTTTTCTTACTATCAACAATTATTTGCTGACCATAAACAGGTACAACAGGAATATATTTACCAGGCCAATCCCTTTGTTCTAGGATTTGCATACCTGTTAATTTAGCCCACTTGATTTGCTTTTTAACTGTTTCACGCTTAGATACAACGTAAACACCAGCATCCATCATAATTGATTCAGATGGTTTTTCATCCTCATAGCAGGTAGTGCCATCAGACAATAATAGTAATTTGGTGCGTTTGTATTCAGTCCAAAAATACTCAGCGATACGAATATCCTCACGAGTAATCCATTCTGATTGTGAGTCACCTGTGCCACGAGGGGTAAAGCCACCACCATCGTCTGCGCCAGGATACATTTTACGGAATGATTCTTTAGAGATAACTTCTGTGATTAAACACTTTTCAGCATCAGAGCCATCAGGCTCATTAGAGTTAGGATCAAAGTAAACCATAAAAGCGTTTTCAATGCGCTTAATGTATAACTCTTGGTCAAAGCTATCTGGACTTGGATAGTCGTGAATAATGCGCCAATAGCCCCATCCCATACGCACAGCAAAGTCAAAAGCGTGGTCGTATGCTGCATCTGCATCAGATTGATTTTCAATATGTCTTAGGATGCCTGTAACGATTTCAGCGACTTTCTCGTCTGCTTCGTCATTCATGCCATGAGCCACCATGCGTGGGCGTTGTTGTCTTTGTTGGTTACATATTTGACGAACGTATGCATCAATCTTGTTAATAGTGAGATAGGGTCTAGATTCTAGTAAGCGTGAGTTTTGGATTTCTACAGGCCATTGATCGCCACCAGCAAACTTTAAATCATCTAGTGCTTCTACACGATTATTTGAGTCATTCTCAGAACAAAATCGTAAATATTCTTTGGCTTCAGTAATAACGCTTGATTCGTAATCATCAGGCTCGCCAAACTCTGTTGTATAAATACCGCCATTACCGCTATCTTGTGTTGCCATAATATTTTCCTTAGCTCATCCAAGAGGATATGCCATCATAATTCATTGGTTTTCGTTTAACAACTTTCTTCTCTTGTATCATTAAGCCAATGTATCTAAACGCATCTGCGCCATGAGAGTATTGATCATGCACAGGCTTTTGACTAAATGCTTTAGTATCTGGATCAACATCATATCTATAATGACGTAGACAATCTAGACCAGCAGCGGTGTTGTTTTTGTCAAAGTAACATTGGCTAAAGATAGTACGAGCAGCATTGATAGAGTCAGCAACAGGCACCCTGCCAATAATTCTGACATTATATCCCGATGAACGCACAATTTCCTCAATACTTCTGCCATGAGATGCAAGGGTTTTGTTTTGTGCATCGTGTGGTAAATATAGTGTGTCGTATACATAACCAAACGTCTGCATTTTAGCTAGGATTTCACTTATGGTTGTTTGTGTTGTTTCATAGTAACGGATAAGTCTAGTTTCCATTCCTACAAATTGTACGAACCAAATAGCTGTAGCGTCTGCCCAACCAATATCGAAAACAGCCATAACAGGCTTAATAGGATCATAAGGTACATTAGTAATACGATTATCTTGTTCAGCACGTTGCATCTCTTTGGCAAATACTGCGCCATCAATGGTTGATCTAGTAAAGCCTTCCCATACGTTTTGATAGGCTTCAAAGTCTTTATTCTTTAGCGACTGACGTTCTAAATCCAATACATCAGGGAACCAGGGATTGTCATTCCAATTAACTTTTTGAACTACAGCGTTGTCAGGCGGTGAGATAACAAAGCGTTTATAGGTTTCATCCGTAGGCAACTCAGGATTAAACGTAATCCATATCTCTGAATTTTCTTTCCGAATAGTAGGAATAAGAATATCCCAGCTAGTTTGCGTTACATTGTTGGCTTCCTCTACCCAGCAATAATCAATACCCTCAATAGACTTTAAGCCGTTGACGTTATTTTTAATGCCAGCAAAGATAAACTCTGTGCCGTTAGTTCCACGAATAGTGGTTTGAGTGATTTCGTAATGCGCCTCTAAACCAAGATTATAGATTTGGTCTACTAATAACTTATGTACGGAGTCTTTAATTGATGTTTGAAATTCACGAGCACACAGTATGCGTAATGTAGTTTGAACACCCATGCAAAGCAATGCACGAGCAACTGAATGAGATTTACCAGCACCACGACCACCATACAATATGCGATAGCGTGAGTTTTTTGGTTCAAATAGGCATTTTAGCTTGGCTGGAAACTGTGGCCAAACAAAACCATTACTGTCCTTCTTTGTTTCCATTAGGCTCTACGAATGAAATATTGATACCTTTTACTTCTGCACCTTCACCAGCAGCAATCTCAGTCACGTTGGTTTCTTTCCAACCTGCTCTAGTCTTTAACCAAAAAATCATAGCTGCTACGTTGCCGTTTTTAGCTTGAGCAAATAAACCTTGACCAATGGAAGCGTTGGCATCGATTCGCCCTTCCTCTAATTCTTTCTTGTAATGCTTGCGTAATGTGTCATCAGTAATATCTAGCTTGGTTGCTATGTCAACGTAACGAATACCCACAGCACTTAAACTACGCACCAGCTTGCGTGAGGACTCGTCAGGGATGTGTTCTATGCCTTGTGCCATTTTATAACTCCGAAACTAACTGTGCTTTCTTGCCGGTAAAGTCTTCCCAACGCTTAACAATAACGTCACAGTAAGCTGGTGATAGCTCCATCATAAAGCAATCACGATTGTTTTTTTCACAGGCAATAAGCGTTGAACCTGAACCACCAAACAAATCTAAAACATTTTGTTTATATAGACTTCCATGACGTATAGCACGTTCACATAACTCAATAGGTTTTTTAGTAGCGTGTTCCTCATCTTTTTTGCGTTGAATGCGCCAAACATCTTGATATTCTTTTTCGCCCTCTTTGTTAGTAGCTAAAGGTGGCTTTCCTTTTTTACATACATGAATAAACTCGTGTGTATATTTATAATCGCTACCTAACCCATGAACCATTTTGTCCCACACAATTAAATTAGTAAATTTCCAATGGTTTTTAAGATGTGGCACTAACTCATATGATCTGCGCCAATCTAAACATACATAAATAAATGAATTGTCTTTAGTAGCTATATCATAACTAACGCAAAAATCAGCCATAAACTGTTGCCATTCCTCATCAGAATAGTCGTCGTCGAACATATGGTTCAACCAGGTTGAACCAGAGTTCGATTTGGCAGACATTCCTGTGTTATATGGCGGATCAGTAAAAACCATGTCAGCTTTCTGTCCATCCATTAACTTATCCACAGCATCAATGCTTGTGCTATCGCCACACATCAAACGATGATTGCCTAATAGATATATATCCCCCAACTTTGTAATAGGCTCGTCAGGAACGTCAGGAACGGCATCCTCATCGGTTAAGCCTTCAATCTGTTCTGGCTCTAATAATTTAGCTAATTCATCAGCATTAAAGCCTAATACAGATAGATCAAAGTCATCGTCAGCTAGGTTTTTAAGTTCTAGCGTTAATAGTTCAAAGTCCCAATCAGCGTTTAAAGCTAGTTTATTGTCAGCAATGATTAAGGCTTTTTTCTGAGCATCAGATAGATGGGCCAATTCAATAACTGGTACTTTATCCATCTTGAGCTTGCGAGCAGCAAGTAAACGACCATGACCAGCAATAATGCCACTGTCCCCATCAACAAGAATAGGATTAGTCCAGCCAAACTCTGTAATGCTGGCTGCGATTTGTGCCACCTGCTCATCAGAATGTTTCCTACTGTTATTGATGTAAGGAATTAAGTCTTTAATTGGTCGCTGTTCTATTTTCATTCGTTTGCCATTGAGTCAGAGTTAGCTTCTGCTTCATTAATATCAGCTTGAACTTCTGGGCTATTGTTTAGATTAGTCCATTGATCTTGAAGTTCCTGTGGCACACCAGGCTGATAGATTAAAGTGTTAATGTCTGCTTTGATTTCAGCATCGCTTTGAGGGATAGGGTAAGGTAAATAAATGTTAGGTGCTGACATATTAAGCCTGTGGTTCTGTTTGTTCTGGTACAGGTTCAGCAATAACAGGTTCTGTTACTTGTGCTTGAATAGCTGCTGATGCTTGTGGTAATGCTTGACCATGAATTTTAGCAATCAATTGAGCTACGTCAGCATAAATACCTGCTGAAATATGTTTAAGCACTGCTTCTACTTCTTGTAATTCTAATTCTAGTTTGATAGCCATTATTTTTTACCTTTCTTTTTAGTTGATTCTTTTTGAACAGCGTAACCAATGGCTACAGCTTGTGATGGTTTCTTACCTGCTTTAATTTCTGTTTCAATATTCTTTTGGCGAGTTTTATCGCTAGTTCCTTTTTTAAGCGGCATTGCTTTCCCCTTCCTCAATAAAGCACACATCTTTCCAACTCATGCAAAGGTATTTAACGCCATCCTCTGTGAATGGAAAGTATTTAAGATATTCGTCTTGGTGATTGTCATTCATTGTACCAAAACGCACTCTAGCACCAACTTCTACAGGCATATCCTCACGCTTGGTGTCTGATATTTTTTTGCCTGGGCCAACTGCAACAACTGTCCCCATGTTTTCAACTTCTTTGTTTTCAACAATGAGTACGCTAGATAATTCTCTAACGTCTGGTCTTACAGCTATTTTATCTTGTAATGGTTTGAATTTCATTTCTTAAAAGGTCTCCCACGTTTTTTAGTAGGTTCAATAGGTTCAACATATTCAACAGGTTCAACATATTCAACATTACGAATAAGTTTAATGTGTTCACCACACCATTCATTAGGAGATTTGTTTGTAGTGGGTGGGTAACGTCTGCACGTTCCTAAATGTCCGCTACCTGTAAAGAATAGACAACTTGAGCAAGTTTCTTTACTATTTGATTCAGCCACGATTATCTCTCCATAGTTGTGGTTAGTAAGCCTTGAGAGTGATGGCTCTCAGGGTTTACGACTTAATTAAAAGTCTTTTTTGTAGTTAAGACGTTGATGTTCATAACACACACCAGCTGTGCGGCCTGTGTTAAATTCTTTGTCAGCACCAATCTTGTCTTCTTTACCCATCGCTACACCACCACGATGAGATTTTTCCATACGCTCGCCTGACATATCAGCTTTGCCTGCGCCTTTTGGAACTACTACACCTTTTGCTGGAATACCAGCGGTACTATTTGGGTTTGCCATGATTAATCCTTTTAGCTAAAAAGTCTGCCAATTGCAGAACTTAATTGTAGTTTAACTATTCTCGGTGTCAAGTAGTTTAATTTTCTGACGATATAGTTGTTTTAATTCTTTAATTTCATCAACGGAATAGTGTTTAGGTTCATGTTTACTTTCTAACCATTCCACCAGCTTTAATCCAATTTTTTTAATTAAGTTTTTTCTGTATTCGAGCAAGTTGCCTGACAAATAATTGTTACATGAGCTACATTGTTTGTGGCAGTTAATTTCACTAAATCGTAATTCGGGTGCTGCACCAACAGTTCTGTAATGGCCCGCATGGTACTGGCCTTTGTGGTGTCTATTGCAACTAATACAGGGTTCATTCTTATCTCTTAATCTAATAAATTGGTTAAATATTACTTGAGCTTCTTTAAACCATTCTGATTTAGTCTTTAATTTTAGTTTAGTAACTTGTTTAATTAATTTGTCCGATTTAACTCGTAATTGTTTAGAGTATTCAAACGCACAATTAGGGCTGCAAACCATCTGCAATGGTCTTACAGGATTAAACTTAATTTTGCATATTTTACATGTTTTTGGTCTAGGCTGTTTCAAAGAGATAGCCATTTTCAGCCCCATATCTCATGCAGTTTTCAATGTAATCTGTCATTTCTTTAGTAGTTAGTTTGGTTGTGGATAACAGTCGTTTATGCTGTTCACCATCAATCGTAACGATTTCAAACAAAAACTTAAATCGCAATAAGTCGTGAGTGAAGTCTTTATCGTAACCAAAGTGATTTCCAAAGCCTTCTACAAATTTCCAATATAGTGAGTTTTGATCACCTGTACGGGTAGATTGACGTAGCTTTACATTAGCAACATAACCCTGTGAAAAGTCTAAGTCGTTTAGCTTATCTATAAAATAAGGCAAATTGCTGGCTGATAATGAAAAGTTATTAATCATAGTGTAATTAATTTAATTTTATCTAATGGAACTTGAAAAAACATTTCACCATGTGCCATGTATTTATTCTTTATTTCAACAACAGGGCTGTTTAAAACAGTTATATCTTTGCAGATATAGGCTAGTGTACCTTGCTTGTTAAAAGCCACTAAAACAGTCGGCAAATCGTTTTCAAGTAGCTTCTTTTTACGATATGGGATGTTTAATGTGTCAAACGGAAATAATCCATCCCAGGCAGCTCTAACTTCTACTTCAACATAACCAACCTTTTGATTATCTCGGTAAGCTACTAAATCCACTCCATAAGTGTCTTGGTTGTCTTGTAATTCAACGTCAAAGTATTTATTAAATAGTCTGTATGCCCTAAATCTGCCTAAATCATCGTAAGTATCATGTAAGTTATTACTAAATTGTTTAGCTACCATGATTCTTTTCCTTTTTAGATATTAAAGGCAAGCCATCTTTAGAATCTTCTTTTTCATAAAATTCTTTCAATAATGACTCTTGCCATAACTTACGCAAAAGTTCTAGCCATTGCTTTCTAGTAAGTGGGGTAGCATTAGCCATAATTCTTTTCCTTTAATGCTTGTTCACATTTACACGCTTCATATCCTAGTTTAAAACCAACTTCTACAATTTGTTTATATTCATCATCCGTTAATCCGACCCATTGATGAGGGTGGGTGTAGAGGGGAATTGCTGAATCACTATGTTTATATAATCCAATTAACCCATCATCGTTCATCCAAGCCACAGGTTCTTGCGCTGGTTGTTGATGCTTGCGCCAAAACCTTTGAAGCACAACTAATTCTTTTGGGCATCCATCAGGTTCATTAGCATAACCTTCACTTACTTCTTCTGGAGATTGTTTTTTTGATTCTTTTATAACTTCTAAAAATGCTTCAAAAACGTGTTTTCTTAAAAATGACATATCAGCTTTTGATTTTTTATCATAATGATTAGCCCAATAATCAGCGTATCTATCTGCTTTTTTCTTTAATGCTTCGTCTTTATTAGTCATGATTCTTTTCCTTTAATGCTTGTTCAATAGCACGACCATATTCAATCCCAAAAAATTCTGTACTTACTTTATCGTTAGCCAATACAGCATCAAATAACTTCCCTATCTCATCATCCGTTAATCCTTGCCATTGATGAGGGTGGGTGTTTTTTAATTGATAGCGTAATTTAACAACTTCTTCAGGTGTCCAATCTGCATCACAAGCACATTCGCCTTGATAATAAGCATAGCAATTACAATCTTTACCATTACAATGCTTTAATGCTTCATCCAATTCCACAGGTTCTTGCGCTGGTTGTTCACGGTTAAAATAAACTTCTTCACCATCAATGTTTAATGTGCAAGTAGAACCATCAAGTGCGTATGACACTAATCTTGGTTCTGCTGGTTGTTCTAGTGCTTCTTTGTCAATCCACTTACGTTCAAATTGTTGAATAGTAGCCACAGGTTCTTGCGCTGGTTGTGCGGTATTATTTGCACGAATAACTTGTTGTGCCCTAGTTAAAGGCTCTTGCGCTGGTTGTTCTAGTGCTTCTTTGCAAGCGTTGATAATTTCCATTGACCAATCATATCGAAGAATGGACATTTCTTTTGCAAACTTTATCGACATTTCTAACGCTTGTTTAGTTTTTGTGTTCATTGTTTCGTCCTTAAACGTCATTTACTAATCTGTGTTTTTTCTTATTGCATAATTGGCAATGTGTATATTGTCTATCTGAACCTCCAAATTGTTCTTTGCACATTTTCCAAGGATTATAAAAATGAACAAATGGAATTAAATGTAATAATCTTTTAATCGCCATATTTAATGCTTCGTCTTTATTAGTCATGATGCAAACTCCATCATGTTGAATGATGATTGAATACCACCATAAAGGTTTTTGCCTTTAATTTTAGGGCTAGGTGCTTGTTTAGGTCTATCTAACAATCTATGAACAACTGCATGAGGGTTATACCAGCTTTCTTTTTTAATTGGCTTTGCTGGTTTTTGATATTGATGTGAAACGTATTCAATAAAATCAGCACGAGTCTTTTTGGTGTATTCAAGACCTGTAAAATGATAAATCTTTACTTTACGACCAAACTCTAAATTCATTCCTGTACTGAAGTCTAAATGGCCACCATCAATTAAAATCCTTACCATGCTTTGTGCATTGCTTCTGTTAACTTTAAATTTACCCATGATTTGTGGAACTGACATAGGTGTATGCATTAAGGTTAAATACACTTGATATTTAATTTCCTCATTTCGTTCTAATTTATCGTAATAAGTTTCTATGTTCATTTAATCTCTCCATTAAATTATTTTTTAGCTTTCCATTTACGTTTAACCAGTTTTTCTACTTCATTTGCAAACTGATCACCATACTCTTTTCTAAACCATGCTAATTGACTGCGCCTACTTTCTAACAATATACATCTTAAAACGCTTTCTACTGCTTCATCTATTGTTGCTAGTCTATATTTCATAAATTTTTCGGCAATAAAAGGTCTAATGATGGGTTTGCTTGATACCCACCATATCTACAATAATAAATACCATTAAGGCAGAGAATAATCATTTAGCAATTCTTATATAAGCTGTGAATTCAGTCTTGCTCAAGGACTTGTGGCTCACCAGACCACCCATAAGGATCAAGCATTATCTTTCTTTGTAAGTCAGAACTTCTCTATTCCTCTTACCAGCCGCCATCAAAAGGCTGTTAGCTAAATCTTTCCTAAACATTTCAGTCTAGTATCTGCTTTCTTTGTCAGCCCTCGCAGTCACAGGCATTGCTTTATTGATTTTCCGAACAGTAGAATGACAGACGTAAAAAAACCACTTGGCTTATGTACCCTGCCGCCCCACGACACGTTAATTTAATAACTGGATACATAAACCAAATGGCTCTTTGTACTTTATTGACGTGGGGCATCAATGGATACAGAATAATTCACTATTAAATAAATTGCAACTATTTATTAAATTATTTTCTTTTAATAAAATCATTAGCTGAATAAGACCTTAAAGTGCCATCATACCAAGTAGTCATTACATAACCTTCAGCAAAGAACCAGCAGCCAAATACAACATGCCCCGCTGAATCTTGAGCAAAGATTACATATTTATTAGATTCATTAGTGCATAAAGTGTCTGTGGCAATTATTTTACCGCCAGCATCGTTTTTCATTTCCCATGATTGCGCTTGGGCCATATTTGAAACTAATAATAAAGCTAATAATAATTTATTCATTACACTCTCCTATAACGACAAATTCCTAAAATAACCATAAAGGTTTTGGATCACTGAATACTTTACATCGCCACCTTTAGCAATCTTATCTAACATAAACCTACTTAAACCCGTTTCACGACTTAATGCTTCTTTATTAATAGTGGGCTCGTTTAATTTACGCACCACATAACCAAATATATCTTCCATATAAAACTCCTTAAAAATACTTAATTTTGATTATACACTAAATTATTTTATAAAATATATTAAATTATTTGCGTAAATGTGTTGATTTTTTATTTTTGTGGTAAACTGTAATTGTCGTACAGCAATTAATCTTAATAACAGGAGATGTAAAATGTCAGTCGAAACACTCAATGTAGCCAATATTAACTTTCACGTTTATTACGAATGTGAAGTTCAAACAGACCCATACGCTACTGGCGATAGTCCTACCAAATACAATATTGAAATCATAGCAATTGAAGTCGGTGATGATACTCAAGATGTAACCGATATACTTCCACGCAATATTTGGGATCAAATCATGGATCAACTTATTCAAATCGAGGCTAACTAAAATGGATAACGCATTAATTTTAATTATTGGTTTTATTGCAGTCATTGCAGTTCTTTTAGTTGGTGAAGTAATTGCCAGACATTTTGATTGGAACTAATTATGTGTGAACAACAATATCAAGCTGAAGTCATGGATCAGTTAAAACAACAACAAACTAGATTTCCAAATAATGTTGATTGGGAAGCTACTGAGGAAAAGCATCAAGATGCATTTTGGACTTGGTGCTTAGAAAATGGCATCCATAATGAAGATTATATTTTAGATAATTTTGGCGATTTGTTTGAGGATTTTGCAGACAATTTGCATGACGATGAATTTGTTTATTTTAATTAATGGAGAGATAAGATGGCTAACGGATTTGTAACCATACATGGTAAAGAGTACGAAACAGTAGCAAGCAGGGTGTCACGCTTTAGAGCAGATTACAAAGAATACACTTTAATGACCAAAATTGTAAAAATTGATGCTGACGAATGTATTGTTGAAGCAGCTATTTTAAATGAAACAGGTCGTTTAATTGCTAATGGCCATGCCCAGGAGTTTAGGGCTTCAAGTCAAATCAATAAATCTAGTTATGTGGAAAACTGCGAAACGTCAGCAATTGGTCGTGCATTAGCTGCATTTGGAATTGGCGGTACTGAATACGCTACAGCTAATGAAGTAGCTAATGCTATTCACCAACAAAATAGTAAACCTGTAGGAAGAGCAGCAGCTGCACTTTTAAAAGAGCCACTAGATGCCACAGCGCACGTTAAAAAGATAACTGATACTAAGTCATTAGACGAACTACAAAGTGTGTTTAAAGAAGTTTATGTGGCTTGCAAAGATGATACAGAAGCACTTAAAGCTATTACAACAGCTAAAGAACAAATGAAATCTTTGTTTACAGGAGAATAATATGGAGAGTTCAGTGGATATTAAACAAGGTTCTGAAAGTTGGTTTGCACAACGTATTGGTAAAGTAACTGCTAGTTGTGTAGCTGACGTATTAGCTACGATTAAAAGCGGTGAGTCAGCCAGCCGTAGAAACTATCGTATGCAATTAGTATGCGAACGTTTAACGGGTAAAAAAGAGGAAACTTTTACTAACGTACACATGGAGCGTGGCATTGAATTAGAACCAATTGCTAGATCATTGTATGAGATGAAAAATGATTCTTTTGTAACAGAAGTGGGTTTTGTAGAACATCCAACAATTAAAATGGCTGGCGCATCACCAGATGGGTTAGTTGGTGACGATGGTTTGATTGAAATTAAATGCCCTACAGTAGCTAACCATATTGAAAGCATTACAGGTAAACCTGTTGGAACTGTACCAAGTAAATATATTCCACAAATTCAGTTTCAATTAGCGTGTACGGGTCGTGCCTGGTGCGACTTTGTCAGCTTTAATAACGAACTGCCAGAACACCTACAATTGTTTGTTAAGCGTGTTCATCGTGATGATGAATACATAGCCAACATGGAAAAAGAAGTGGCTTATTTTCTTAATGAAGTAGCAGACACAGTTAATGAATTGGAAAAGCTATGAAACAACATCGATGGGAAAAAGAAATTAACGCATTTAAAAAAGGAAAAGTTATTGAAATGGCTTACTCATTAGGTCACGTTATAGACGGACAATGGCAAATAAAATGGGGAGAAACTAATTATCCAGATTTTAATAATCCAGCTTGGTTGTTTAGAATTAAAAAAATTGATAAAAAACCTTTATTAAAAGAGCCACAGTATTTGTATGTTTATAACAAAGGCTCATTAAATAACTTTGATTTTTATTGTTCACTTAATGAATTAACTGGGATGGATGCAAAAACACATCAATTTATTGGAAAACTTAAATTGGAGAATGAATAATGTTAATTGATAGCTTATACGGCATGGCAAAAAGGTAAACCAAAGGAGAGTAAAAATGGCAAAGCATAAGTGGCACAAGGAGATTTGTGCATGGGCTGATGGTGCAGAAATTGAGTATGTGGCTAATAATGTTGGAGTTGAGCAAATATGGATTACTGCAACAACACCTAATTGGTGGAATGAAGATTATGAGTTTCGCATTAAACCACAGCCTAAAGAACCACAATATTTGTATGTGTTTGCAGATTTAGCAAATTGGGAAGCAACAAGGACTTCTGTTCTTAATCGCAAAAAAGATTATGAAACATACATAGGCAAAATTAAACTAGAGGAGATTGAATAATGTTTTTTGAACAAGTAGAAATAATCACCTGTTTATACGGCATGAAAACTGAGCCATACGATATTTATGCTGAAAAGCGTAAAGCAGCCATTGAGTTACTTGGCAACAAATACCTATTAGCAAAACCAATTAATCAAAAGGATGAAAGCAAATGAATATTTTATGTTTAACAGGTAACATTGGTAAAGATGCAGAAATTAGATATACCCCTAGCGGTGATCCTGTATGCTCATTTAACTTTGCTTTTACTAGCGGTTTTGGTGATAAAAAAGTAACTAGCTGGCTTAATGCTAGCGTATGGGGTAAACGTGCTGAAACGTTATATCCTATGTTATTAAAAGGTGATCGTGTTGGCTTGGTTGGTGAATTAACTAACAGACCATATAAATCTAAAGATGGTACAGAAAAGTATAGCCTAGAAATGCGTGTAAGCGATGTAACGCTACTTTCAGCTAAAAGTGATACATATACTTTACTTGCAAATGCAACGCCTTCTGTAGCAACAAATGATTTAACAGATTTTGAGGATTCAATTCCATTTTAGTTTAACAGGGGTTAAGCCGACATTAGAGGATGTAACAAGTTGGGATTTTTTCGGCTTTCACACCAACGTGCAATAGTTACCAAATCTACCCTGCCCTATGAGGGGAAAGCTGCAACATTTTTTATTAACAAATAACAAAAATTGTTCATTGACAAGTTAGTACCCTCACCCTTTTTTAATGATAAACTTTAAATTATTTTATAAGGAATTATCATGGCTACAAAACTTTCAGTGCTAGTCCCAGCTATTAGGGAAAAGTCAGGCAAAGTAATTAAAGCACCATCTAAAGCCTGGTCGCATGAGGAACTAATAGAACGTATTGGTAAAGCAGCCAAAGGCGCAAAACACATGTTTGAGTTATCAGACGATGAAATAGTTAATCGTAAGAAAGCTGCAAAGATAGCTGAAAAAGCTGGTGAAGTACCTAAAAAAGTTGGTAAAAAACTTCACAGTCATGATTTGCGTAGAGCATTAGGCATCAAAAAACATAAAGAACCTAAATAATGTTAAATGATTTATTAAAAGATAAAGACGAAAAGTTTAAGCAAAAGTTTGCAGAATACATGAAAGATTCTGATAAAAAATGGCGTAAAGAAAAAGCTATTTTAGCTGGCAACAAAATGTCAGATGAGGAATATGATAATTTACTTAAAATTACAAAAAGGTTAAAAAATGCTTAAAGAGGAAGTGGTTTATGAACGCTGGGATAATGGCGCAAAAGTAGAAATTCGTAAACCTAAAAAGTTACATCCTAGAGAATTAACCAAAGATGAATTGCTAGAGATTAAAACTTTAATCGAAGAATTAATCGCTAGACGAGGCGATACCGAAAGAAGTTAATGCACGTTGTTTAACTTGATCAATACGATTTAACCAGCCTTTTAAGAATACAGATTGACTTGGTTTATTAGCAACTATATTTTGATAAAAGGCTTCTTTTTCATTGCTAAACTGATTAATTAACATTACAGGGTCAGCTTGCCTTATTAAACCAATCGTAATAGCACCTAAAACCCCATCTATATCCGCACCAACGCATTTTTGTATTGTTTTAATACTACGACCTACCCCAGCGTTAATTGCAAAGTCAAACACGCAATAATCAATGCCTGATGGCAAATCAGAACAACGTGCTGGATTCCAATAGTTACTTAAATAAATATCGTGTACGTCAGCATCTGAAATTTTTTTAAGATCATTAGCTGTTAAATGGGAGTTTTTTTTGAATATACGATAATTGTCTAAAGTAACACCTTTCATTGTAGCACCGCCTGGGTCGGCAGAATTATCTACATAAAGGCCTTCTGATTGTAATGCAAAATTTAATGACTTCTGAAAGTTACTCAGCATTTACTTGAGCCTGTTCCTTTGCCCATTCTTGAGCATTATCTAATTGAATAGTAGTAGCCAAACAATCGTTTGCTAGGGCTTCGTAGTCGGCACGAGGTACTGTGTCGGTGGTGTTTTGGTTAGACTGTTCGGTAGTGGTGGGAACGCTGGACACTTCGCTACTACTGGTTTTTCTAACGGTTGACTGCTGCACCCTGTTATGAGGAATAGGTACAGGATGACTGCTGTAATAATCAGTAGTTGCAATATCGCTTGTATTAAGTTTGGTGTTTTCATCTTGAGTGACCTTTTCAGAATTAAGATTAATCGTATCAGTTTTGGCTTCTGCTTTATCAACTGCTTGCAAGTCTAAAACTTTTTGAGCATCCCACCTAGCTTGAACAGAAGCCTCACCAGCAACATAGCCACGATGATGTATAAGTCCAATAAAAACCAAGATAGCAAAAAATGAAGCAATTTGTTTCCAATATGTTAGTAAAAAAGGCATTATTTTTCAGACCAATTTTTAGCAGCTATCGCAACACCAAGCGCAGCAATACCTTCAGCAAAATCGCTAAACTGTGGATCGGCAACAGTTGCAAATTTAAACAACATTTCAATCCCACCAACAAAAGCAATAACCCTAAAAGCGCAAATGGTTTGATTGTCACGTTCACTTAATATGTTATGTAACCAATTCTTAATCATTTTTTGTAAATCTACCTTTTGCATCCCTGTAATAACTTCTTTTTGATAATAACTTTTTTAATAGTTTTGCTAGTTTTTTAAACATACAGCCCCCTATTTCATTATTTTTTGATAACAAGCAATCCAATTAGTTGAAATACATTGTTGAGCATCAATCACATTTATTTTTCCAGCACAGACTTGACGATGCAATTCATTTTCTAATTTGTCTTTGTCATGTGCGTTCCATTGACCGCAATAAGATTGTGGCCACAAGTTTTTAATGTCATTACTTCCACCAAGTTCCAAACTGATTAAATGATCAACTTCTAGACCTTGAGAACATACGCTTCTATTATTAGTCACGTTATATTCTTTATAAACGGCTTTCTTTTCAGATTCGGGTACATTGCGAATTGTAGACGTTGCTGTAGAGCAAATATCTTGCTTGTTTGATGTCCTAACATCACCCATTGTAATTGATGCGTCAGGAAGCGTTCCTGCAAAGGATGGAAGGCTAATTAGTAAACATAGCCACCATTTACTCATTTACGATGTTCCAATATATCAAATAACTTGCTGATCATTTCTTTTAGCTCTCGCACATCTTGGCGATAATCAGATTTAGCAACGTAATCTTTAGGCAATTCCTCACGCAATTTAGCCAAGTCAATTTTAAGTTCTTTGACGGCAGCCCAAAGCTCTCTTAAAAACCAACCTAATACTAAGCCAGCAGAAGTGAATAAAAGATTAAGTAATGATTGAGTTTCCATATTATTCTTTACCGAAATTATAAAAGTCAGATAATTTTGTACCAACAATTCCTGATTCTAAACTTGTTGATTCTTTAGCTTGTTTTTTGGCTTTTCTAGCTTCTAATTTCTCACCAACCCAACTAGCTGCTTGACTACCGCCTGGTATGCCAAATTGCGATCCAAGAACTTCAGCTGCTGCTGGGCCATATTGTTTAATCATTTGAGCAGATGCTGGTGCTGTATTTGAATAATTAATATAAGAGCCTTCTGGTGCAGCTTTTGTATATTTAGCAACTCTAGCATATTTTCTAATTTCATCTGCATTGTCACCAAACAAAGCATCTAAGCGTTTGTTTCTGTCTAAATCATTTATATATTTAGCCATTTTTAATGGGTTAAGATTGCCACTACCATCGGTAGATTTAGCAATCATGTAATCCATAGCCCCTTGAGCAAGATGTTGTTTTGCTTCAGGGTCTTTATTAACAATATCCATTACATTGTTAAAATAATCATTTTTAACACCAAATACTGTTGATTGAATTAAATTGCCTGAATCTAAACTTCCTCTAGTAGCTTTTCCATAAAATGGATTGGATGACTCTAATTGACGATTAGCCCTAAACGCTGCACGAGCATCATCTGCCAATCCTTTAATTTCACCAGATTCATTAGTTAAAGGTAAATTTTCTAATTCATTACGAATGACGCTGATAGCGTGAACTGTATTGCCATCACCTGCACGTTCAGCTTTGCGTGATTCATTAGCAAGCTGAGTTCTAAGGTTTTCAAATAAATTAAAATTCATTTCTTTTTTACCTTCTGAGTAATCTTTTAATTTACTCATAATGGTAGAAGGCACATATTCCTCAATATCACTTTCTTTTAATGCTGAAAGTGCATTGTGACCAATAGATTGACCATCAATAGGCAATTTACCGCCAGATGCTTCATCTAATTTTTTGTAAGCATCAGAAGCTATTTTGTCATTAGCTGCAATTTGATCTTGAACTTTGCTTAAAATATGTTCTGAATTAGTTACATAATTATCAGCAGTTTCTTGTGGCCCAACTTTAGTTTTAATGTTTTCACCAGCAGTTTTTAATTGTTGGTTTTGTTGATTAAATGTATCAACTAATTGTTCTTTAATTCCACGTTGATTGCGTTCTTGAGAAATTAAATTAGGGTCTTGTAGTTTTTGACCTTTAGTTAAATTAATTCCTAAAGATAACGCTTCATTTTGTCTTTCTAACGCATCTTGATTAATTGGCAATCCACTTTTTTCAGCTTTTGTAACAACGGCTGCCAAAGCTGGATGTAAGCCTTCTTTTGGCAATACAGATTCTTCACCTGTACCTGTTGGCAAATTAGGTAAATAATCAGATGCAACTTCAGTAGGTTTATTTCTTATTGCTTGAAATTGATCGGTAACTGTTTTTGCTGCGTTTGTTAAATAAGGCGATGCAACTTCAATACCTTTTCCAACATATTTGCCAGCTTCAGGAATTGCAGCAAAACTTAATGAATTAGCAATGTTTTCTACGTCTTGAACAGGCATCCCTGTTTTATTAGAAATCCATTGTGAGCCTTTATGAATATTCTCACTAATAAAATTTAATAATTGACGAGATCCTTCTTGTTGATAAGCTGGTGATTGAGTGATTCCTGTAGCTTGACCAATAGGATTTTCTAAATAAGAACTAGCTTTGCTTGCTGTTTGTTCTGCTTGTTGTGGAGTTTGACCAAATGCTCTTGCTCCTGCATAAGTTCCAATATTAGTTACAGCAGCAGGAACGCCAAGCAAAGTATCTACAAAAGATGCAAATTGCTTTTCTAATTTTAATGGTTCATTTCCAGCATATTTTCCACTCATGCTTTCTTGAACAGATAATTTTTTAGGTGGTTTGTAAGGTTTAACAGTATTAGGCAAACTTGTTAAATCAACTTCTGTTTGCTGTGGAGTAGTGACAGCAGCAGGTTGAATAATATTTGCAAGATTGCTTAAATCATATTCTTGTGACCCATCATCCACAGCAGATTGATTTGCAAGACCCATTATTGACCACCATTCACCAATTTAATTAATGCCTGACGTTTTAATTCTAACGCATTTGCAGCTTCTTTAACTGAACCATTTTTTTGTGGCAATCGTGCATACAATCTAGAAATATCATCATAATCATTTTTATCTAATACGGCTTTTTTACCTTCGCCAACAATGCCAATATATTTCATCAATAATGGATCTTTAGCATATACAGAAAATGAATTATCAAAATTGTTGATAGCATTAGTATCAGGGTTATTAGGATTTTTACCAGCATTAATACGGCCACGAGCTTGTAAATCTTTAGTGGCTAATTGTCCGTTTTCATTTCTTATAAGTTCCATTAAAGCATCTTTTTTCAACGCTGTAGTGCCGTATGCTTGATGCTTAGATTGTAAATCCATAACTGATGTAGGATTTAATCCTTGAACTCGTTGCTCTAAAAATTTAGCCAAATCTTGTTCTTTAGAATTTAATAATTTGTATTTCACTGGATCAGAAAAATAATTGGCAATTCTAGATGTATCAACTTCTGGGTCTTTTAATAATTTAACAATGTTTTGATTATTAAATAATTGAGATGGAATATGCCCTTTTTTGCTTTCAGGATTATTTTGTTGATCTAATGAATCACGATAATTATTAAATGCAGTATTAATGTTAGCTTGTGTAGATTCTTTAGTTTGACCTGGTTGTGGTTGTAAATTGCCACCTACGCTTGGTGCTCCTGTTGTACCTGCACCGCCCCCACCAACATTACTGCCACCGCCACCGCCAACAACAGCTAAACCACCTTCAATTGTTGGTGCAAGTTGTGGTGCTAATGTTTTATTTCCTAATTTTCCACCAAGAGTAATTGATGGTTTATTTCCACCTACGCTTGGTTGAGCTTCTGTAGTGTAAACAGCACCACCTAAATCAGCAGTTCCAGCAGTCGGAGTAAATGCCGCTTGCGCTTCTGTTGGTGCTAACAATTGCTGACTTTTAATAATAGCTGCATTAGCTATATTTGCGCCTTTTGGCACATGAGAAATTAAATCTTTTTGTGCTTGAACATATTTAAGCAAATCTTTATCGTTAGGATTTTCTTGTGCAGCTAAATTTAATTCATTGATGTACGCATTAGGGTCTTGAATACCAGCACGACCTAAAATGCCAAGTCTACTTGCAACATTTTCACGAGTTGTTTTAGTGAATTTACGTTCTGCATCTTTAGCATTAGTTTGAGCAGTAGATATTCCTGCTAATTTACTAATAACATCTGAACCAGTTAAAGGTGCAATTTTAAGCACAGCATCATTTAATTTAGCCATGTCAATCTTGCCATCAGTCTGCCAGTTTTCAGGCTTGCTCATATAATCTTGCAAGGCTAAACGTTCTTGATTTTGTTGTTGTCTAATTTGTAAATCAATGCCGCCTGTTTCAGCTTGTTGTTGAGCTGATTGCGTTTGTGCTTGTTGTTGTTGAACAGCCAAAGGATTAATCTGTTGCGCTTGTTGATAGGTTTGTGCGCCACGAGCAAGGTTTACCATATCACCTAGCGACATGGCTTGAGGAAGTTTAAGGTTTCCGTAGATACTAGCGTCTAATGGCATAATTTATTCTCCTAATAATTACCAGATGTATCAGGCAATGCGCCAGGCCCAGTATAAACACCATTGCTATAATTACTTGAATTGTTTACTGATGCAGATGTTGCGCCACCAAGATTTTGATTTTGCAATAAACCATATAATGAAGCAGTATTGCCAAGATTGCTAATACCACCAGCCAAAGCACTTGCAGAGCCAATTTGTCCTGCTGCTTGAGCATTACCAATGCCTTGCGTAATGTTAGAAATATTAGTGCCAATCCCAAGTTGAGCATTAGCAGCACCTGTTACAGCATTTTGACCAAGACCAGCTAATCCAGCATTTTGATTGTAAATATTAGTGCGTTGAGCATTGTAATTATTAAATGCGTTTTGATAAGCATTTTGTGCATAATTCTGTGTAAACATCTGATTAGCACGATTTACGTTAGAACCACCACCAGCAGCGTTAGATGCTTGAATGTTAGCCTGTTGACCTTGATTTAATCCCCAGCCGTAGTTTGGTGCTAAATTAGATTGAAGTTGTTGTGGCCCAAACTGCTGAGTTAGATAACCTGAGTTAATTAATTGATTAAGATTATTAAGCCCTTTTTGACCTGTAGCCATATAAGGCGTGTACATTGGTGCAATATTAGCACCTACGTTTAATAAATTTTGCTGTGCTGCTAGACCTGCTTGCGCTTGAGTGGCTGCTGCATCAGAAGCTGCACCGCTAGACATAGCCGAGCCAAGTAAGTTTGCCCCTGCCGATAATGCTAGACCTACGCCTGGAGTAATCGCATTACTAGCTGCGCTAATAATAGCGCCAAGCCATCCTGGAGTACACCAATTAATTAAATATATATGCCATTTATACCATTTAAACATTTTGCGTTCCAATCGTCACATTATCTAAATCATCTACATCAGCAAATTCTGTAGCATGAATACAAAACCAAATTGCATCCTCTAAAATTTCAACAGCGTGTTGAGTGTTAGCAGGTACTTCAATACAACAAGGGCCAGTTAATATTTTTTCATCACCTTTATCAGATAATAATTTTACTTTACCTGAAGCTAAAATGCTTAAATGATTGTAGGTATGTGAATGTTTATTAACGATTGAGCCAGCTTTTAAAGTTGATTGTCGTGCATAAACACCACTTCCAAAATGATGTACTATTTGCGGATCATAAATCTGCTTACCGCCATTTTCCTCAAATTTCTTAAAAATATCCATTAAGTAGCCTGTGTTTGAGCAGTTAAAATACCATTAACAAAAGTCATGCTTCCTTGCGTACCTGTAAGAGTTAAAGCAGCAGTAGTAATAGTAACAGAAAGCCCACTACCAAGCCCTAAATTCGTTCTAGCACCAGACGCTGTTGTTGCGCCTGTACCGCCATGCAGAACAGCAATAGTAGTAGCGTTCCAAGTTCCAGTTGTAAGCGTTCCTACGCCCGTAATTCCAGTATAAGAGCCAGTTAATACAGAGCTTGGCAAAGTTCCTGATGTAATTTGATTGGCATTAATAGAAATAGGCGTTTGAGTAATTTGCGTTAATATGCCATCTTTATTAAAAGTAATTTCTGGAATGGTTGATGCTGAACCATAAGTGCCAGCTTTAATATTAGAGTTACCTGCTGAAAGCGTAATAGAACCTGCTGCATTAACAATGCTAATACCTGCACCAGCAGTCAAAGTATTAAGTGTATAGCCTGTGCCATCACCAATTAATAATTGACCATTAGAAGGCGTATTATTAACGCCTGTGCCACCTGAAATATGCCCTAATGGCGTTGCTGAAGTAAATCCAACAACACTAGGGTTTTGCATCCAAAGTAACCAGGGAAGTGATGGCCTTCCTGTATATTCATCAAGGAAAGGACTTTGAGGCCAATTAATATTGGTATTTACACTCAACTGTCTGCCCCTTCTGCTTTTAAGTTAGCACTAACAATCACCGCTTTAATCGGATCAGATACTACAACTTCAAAAATCCTATCTCGTGACCAGCCCAATCTGCGCCAAATAATACGGAATTGATATTGTCCTACCAAACCAATACTAGACCAATGCTCATTAGACCATGTAGAACCGCCATCATTAGACCAGCGTAACATTGCTTGTGGGTTTTGCCCTTGTCCTAATTGCAAGCCAACACCAGGCTGGAATTGTAATTGTAATTCGTGAAAGTATTGACGTTGAAAATCTGATACTAAATGCGGTGCTCTGCGTAATCTGCGGATTGTAGTTCCGTTGTCTGTATAAACTTCATTATCTAGCTGATAGATTGTACCGCTACGATAATCGCCTACTAAATAAACATTATTAAAAAACGCACCACAATTAGACCAATGTCTGTGATAGCCAGTAACTGAGTCGTAAGATAGCCACTTATGCCACATCTTAGTTGTCAGATCGAATACCCAAGTCAAATCAAGAGAAGGGAATGTAACAACGTACATTTCATGGCCTTCTAATTGATATGTGTATGCAATTGCATCCTCAATAGGCTGATTCATTAAAGTCTGTTCTACAGCGTGTGTAGATAAACGAGTAAAGCTATAGCCTTCCATCATGCCAATAATGGCTTGACCACGAGTATCTCGGCTAACAAACATAAATTGATTAGAGAACCTAGCTACAGAAAAAGGTGCTGCAATACCATGTTGAACTGATGTGCCTGGTATTCTTGAGAATGGGAAAGATACAACGCCTGATAATTGACTGCCTACATCAATCCACGTTTCAGAAGTAAACTCACCTAATAAGTAAACTTGTCTGCGATCAATAATCAAACTGACTAACGGGTCAGGAGAACCATCTTTAGTGCCGTAATAAGCATTGTATGAGAATGGACTACCTACATCACTTGCAGCAAAGTTTTGAGTGCCAACTTGATTGTAGATAATATAATTATCCATTACTCCAACTACAGAAGCACCCTGCCAAGGGCCATCAGTATCAGGAAGCTGAAACCAAGTAGGACTAGTGTAAGTGACTGAACCACCCAAACTATAAGAACTAATGCGATAAGTACCCAAGCCGCCATCAATTGCAGATACTTGGTCAGTAATTGTAAATGTTGTAAAACCATTTTTTAACACCCTTCCTACACCCAAAGCACCATTAGTGGCAGTAACATCAAATACTTGATTGCCTAAAACAACGGAAGTTGTAGCACCTGATCCTAAAACATTATCTGTAATAGTGACGGCTGGCGTTGTTAAATAGCCAGTACCTTCATTATCTAAAGTAAGGGATTCAATTGTTCCACATGAGCCTTGAACAGTTACAATACAACTAGCACCAGGGCCACCAGTATCGGTCACAGTCGCAGTAGGATTTGAATTGTATCCTGACCCATAGCTTACAATGTTAATGCCTGTTACAACGCCACCATTTTGCGTTAAAAGGGCATTGGCTGGATAACCTGCATACAAAAGCACAGCCGTTCCGTCAGCTTGTGAACCGCTAGTAAATGCTGGAGCTACAGTTCCTGTCGTTCCTGCGGTAGTAACTGTATAAAGATTATTGCCGTAAAATAATTGTTGGCCTACAGTATAGGTCGTTGAAGCTACCCATTTAGTACCAAACACAATGGTCGGAGTAACATAACCTGTACCGCCATTAGTAATCGTTGCGCCTGTAATGGTTTGATTAACTAAAATGGTTAATGATGCAGCAGTACCAGCAAAAGCAATTGTTGCTGTGCCGTCAGAGGCAGTTCCTGATGTAATAGTCGGGCCAGTTGTGCCTGATGTGCCACCTACTGTGTAAGTGTAAAGATAACCACCATAATAAACTTGCTGACCTGCTGTATAAACAGTTGAAGCTGTCCATTCATTGCCAATTGATACAGTAGGGGAATTATAGTTAGCACCAGCGTTAGTTAAAGTAACTGATGTTACAGAAGCACTTTGATTGCCTGTGACTGTAAAAGTAGTAGAAGTTCCTGCAATCCATGTATATCTATTTACACCATCGACTATATAAGCAGTTAAACCGCCATAAGTCATAATGTTGTCAGTAATAGATACAGGGCCTGTAGAAGTGGTTAGCGTACCAATTAAAGTAGTATTCCATGAATTATCCACAGAATAAACATTACTACCAACTACAGCGAGTAACCATTGACCGCCTGATAAAGTGTAAATTGCACGAGTTTCGCCTGTGCCTAAATTAAGTTTTTCTACTAAACCAGGCGTGGGATAAAGTGAAACAACACCACGAGCAGGTGGATTTGATGATGCTTTAGTTATATCAATTTCAGGAAAGAAATTAATGCACTCCTCTGCATTTTGAGTAATTGATGGCGCAACATAACTAGGGCCGATAAATCCAAAATCAGGCATTATTATTCCTTATAAGAATCGCCACGCAATAATGTTTTCATGCTGGCACGACTTAAATTGAACCTAGCCATTAATTGAGGAATTGACATTCCGTCTTTTCTTAAAGCTCTAGCTTCTCTTGCTTGTGACATAGACAATTTACATCTAGGTCCTTTATCTTTACTAAAATCTGCACTTCTGCCTTTAGCAACTTTATCTTTCATGTTGTCTAAATGAGTTCCTACAAATAAATGTTTAGGATTACAACAACTAGGATTATCGCAAGTATGCAATAAAAATCCATAATCATCAGTAGATTTAGGCGCATTTAAAGTAATTGTATTTGGATATGCTAAATTATAAATTACTCGATGTGCATAATATGATCGATCATTAATCATTACACGACCATATTTTTCGTTATTTTTATAACCTAACCATTCCCAACATTCATCTTCACTACGCTTGTCTACTTTACTCCATAAAACTTCTGGAGTATTTGCTGGTCTGCCAGGATTGCCTACAGCACGACCAACTTTTCTTGCATAAGCAGCATTATCTCTAGCACGCTTTCTTGCAATTGCTTCTTCTTTTGTATACATGATAAATCCTTTTAATTAATGGAAATACCATAATATTACAAAATGACGGAATAATCTACCTAAAGAAACCTCCCGAAAGTATCCAGCCTGCGTCCTTTGCACGACCAACCAACATTGAATCAGGATAGCCAGCAGCAGCGATAGGTTGCATATTATTACGTTTAATCGTTGATTTAGCTTGTGCTGCGTTTTGTTGAATCATTGCAATTTGGATTTGGCTAGATTTGCCATACATAGGCATTAATCGTTCTGCTAGATTCCATCTTAAAGCCATTGAGTAACCTTGAGGCAATACAATGTCATCGTATAAAGTTTCATAGTTACTGAAAATAGTAGATGAAAACATGTGCATTTCACCTTGCGCTGGGTTAGGCCATACAAATACATTACCTGATACAGCGTTAGGATTGTAATAAAGTGCTTTAGGCCAAGGGCCATTTAAAGTCTTTAAGCCAATTTGATTGTAGTTTTCTAATGCAAGAATAGCGACTTGATAATCAAGACCGCCATTAGCTACAGGCTCGCCATTAGAGTTTGTATTAACACGCACATAGGCTTGGTCAATAAACAAAGGCTTTTGATAGTAAGCTGTGACGTTTTCAGAGGTTACAGGGCTTGTATAAGTGATGTTTAACTTATAAGTACCTGTTTCGTTCACTTGACCGCCAGCACCTGTTAAAAACTCTACAATTTTAGTGCCTGGAATAATACCTGTGCCTTTAAGCGTTTGTCCTTGCGCTACTGCACCGCTACTTAAACCGCTTACTGTTAGAATATCGTCTGTAATAGAAGCAGTAAAGACTGCGCCAATAAAGTTAGCCGTAGATGGTGTTGGCCCGATAGTGTATTGAACTTGACCAGCAATCAAAGGGAATATGATTTCGGTAGTGTTATAAACCATCATGTCCTCGTTAGACCATTGGTCTACAAGATCATTAAGCATATCAAACGCATCTTGCGCTGCATCTGCCGTTGGCACTTCACCTGATTCTAATGCGCCAATGTCTTTTAAGGCTCGGCTAATAATATCTATTGGCTTTGTCATTATTTATCCTTAATCCACAAATTCAACTACATCATTAACATTTAAACCAGTAATAAAAGTAATGGTTGTTGTATTTGTTTCATTATAATTTAAAGTAACAATCTGTTTGCTTCCGTTTACATAAACTTTTAAATTGTTTGATCCAACAACATAAGAAAATGGAACTGTAAAAACAGTTTGATCTTGTGTTGCAGTTGTATATCCTGATTCACCATTTGCAGAACCATTAATATTGTCCGCACTCCAAATTTGATTAAATGATGCATCTTGCAAAATAAATTTATAACCCAAAGATGCAGTTAGCCAAATTTCACTAGAAGGCCTTCCAGCAGAATTTAAAACAATAGGATTTGAATTTGCTACGCTTCCAGAAGCAGATGTATAAGTTGCCAATGGTGTTGATGTTCCAGCAGCATAGGTATATATCAAACCACCAGATAAAGGAATACCATTGTTATCAAAAAACTGCCATCCTGCGCCACCTATTGGTGAAAGTACAACTGCCATTTTTATGCTCCTAACTATTCGGTGTAAAAACTTGAGGAAGCCAAGGCGCAATAACAGTTTTTTTAGAATTTATTACATTTAACTGTTCCTCTAGTCTTGATTTTATAAGGTTTCTTCCGTCTTTCATAGTTTCTCTTTCAATCCAAGAAGCTACCATTTCTTCTGTAACCTGATCAAAAGGCACTTTAGCTTCTGTGCTGTTAAACCACCAATTACCTTCAGTTTCTACAATTTGATTTTGATCAGTAAGGCTAACTTTGTATTTAGCATGAGTAATTAAACCATTGTTGGCTGATATATCAAGAATTGACCATTTGTAATTCATCATTAATTTTCCGTTTCAGCGTACCATTGAAAATTAGAAGCGGAGCTTGTTGTAACTGAAATGCAAATTGTTCCTGAAGCTACATAAGATTCACTTGTAGCTCCTCCTGGTACATTTCCAAAACATACAACTGCTCCTAATTGACCAGGAACAGCTCTATTTGGTGTTTGCCATATTAATTCTTTATCTGCAAATAATAATCCATTAGAACCATTGTATTGATAGGTTACAGAATAAACAGCTTCTTCAGCAGCAGAATATACAGTTGAAGCTGATGTTGTTGGATTTCCTTTTACAGATACTTTCCATACTGTTGAACCACCCCAAAATGGCAAAACAACAGACTGATAAGTGCTAGTATTATTTATATAAGCAAAACCTGAAACATTTTTTATACTTATGTTTGGTGTTAATTGCGTTGTATTAATATTTAATCTTGTTGCAGGGCAATTAACAACATCTCCACCTTTAATATTTAAAGCAGTTAAATTATTATTTATTGTTGCAATAGGGCCATATAAATTTCTAAATTCACATCCATCAAAATTATAAGAACCATATCCTGCATTTAATACAGAAGCCGTTGTGCTTTGTGTATATGATGGTGAACTTGCATTACCATCAAAAATACATCCTTTAAAAGATACATTTAATGTTGCTCCAGTATTGTAAACAATAGCATAGTTATACATATTTCTAAAAGTGCAACCAGTAAACAATGCTTGCAAATTTTGTGCTGCCAAATTTACAAATCCTGTAAAGGTTGTATATTGCGTATTCATTACAAAATCAACGCCAGTAAAAGATATAGATTGAACAGAAGTTGCGCCTGAAAATAAAACTGAATTATATAAAGCATATTCTATTGTTCCATTTGATATTTGAATATCACGAGCATTATCAGAAACACTTATTCCATAATTAGCTAAATAAATATCAAAGTTAGTTATTGAAATATTTTGAGATGCGTTTAATATAATTCCGTTTAATGCTTGATCTATTTGAATATTTGATATAAGACCATCAGATCCACCATCAATAGAAATTCCTCCACCACAAGCAGACATAAACATATCAGAAATAGAAAATCCTGAACAAGTAACTGATATAACTGAAGATGCTCCAGGCCCACCTAAAGTAAATAAATTTGACATTCTTGCTGGTTGTCCCCCACTATCTGGAGTAACTACACCAGCTATAAGTCCTGATCCCATAATAAATGCAGGAACAGATGAATTTGTAAAAGTAGTGCAGTTAATATAAGAAGAAGTTTCTCCTGTTCCGTAAAAAGTTTGTCCTTTTCGTACATAGACAGTTCCACTAATTTTATAAGTACCAGCAGGAACAACAATGTTATATTGCAACGCACTTGACCATGCTACTGTAGCTTGTGTGGCAGCATTAAAAGCTGCTGTACTATCTGTAACACCTGTTGGATCGGCCCCAAAATCTAAAACAGAAATTGTTTCTGATAATTTTTGATTAATAGGTCTATTAACAGAACCTGTTATGCCTTCATAATATTTTGGAATTAATGTTGTCATATAGAGCCTTTTTAAAAATTTAAGCCCAAGGTAATTTAGGACTTGTTATCAAACTATTTTGTATATTTGTTAATTGACTATCAAGATTAAATTCAATTGCAGAAACACCTGATAAATTTGAAGCAGCTAGTTCAGCGTTTTGAAATTGATTTTGTACCCATGAAATAATTTGTGATTCTGTTAATTGATTAAATGGAATAAATGAATTTGATGATACATATGGAATATCCATATCAAAATTTAATGTAGCAATATTAGTTCCATCTGTACCAATAACTGTACAAAATGCTTTTGAAACCACATTAGATTCTCCATTTAAATTTGGATTAACTAAAAGAGAATTTATTTTCCATGTATAAGTATTTGACATATTACAATCTTTTAACTAAATAAACAGTTTGGTTATATCCAATATTTCCAGTATCTTGATAAGTTACTTTGATTCTTATTTGATTAGTTGTTGGGCTTGTAGTAAATGTAGATTCAGATGAGCCATTCCAAAATACTGCCGTTACTACTAATTGTGCTGGAAAAACAGGCGCAGCATTAATTCCTAATTGAGTATAAGAAATATAATTTCCACCAGTCGTTCCGTTATATCCATAACTAACAAATATTAATCCTGCGATAGTAGAATAATAATTAGTGTTTCCTGTTGCATAAGGATCTCCACCAATACAAACATCATAAATTGCACCTAAACCATATCCAATAGTTGCAGTATTACTATAAATTCCAGTATCTACTATTGAATAAGGACTGCTTGTACTTGTCTGAGAATAAGTTTTTCCATGTAAAACATTAAAAGTTCCTAAATTAGGATTTGTTGATCCTATTGATGTGCCATCTATAGACCCTCCTGTTATTGAAACTGATGTCGAATTTTGAGTTGACATTGTTCCAAGACCAGTAATTGATGTATTTGGGATGGTTGTAGAAGCAGTCATTGCTCCTGTTCCGTTGCCATAAACATAACCAGTTAATGTAGTTGCTCCTGTTCCACCATTAGCAGCTACAAGAGTTCCTGCAACAGTTACAGCACCTTTTGTAGATGTAGAAGGTGTTAATCCAGTAGTTCCAAAATTAATGCTTGTAACTGCAAGAGTGTTTGGATTAGTCCATTGGGGAGCAGATCCGCTAGAAGTTAAAAAATAACCGCTAGTTCCAATCCCAAGTTTTGTAAATGCAGATCCTGATGCGTAATAAGTTAAATCACCAGCGGTATAGCTAGTAAGTCCAGTACCGCCAGCATTTGTAGGAGTGGTTTTCCAAGCAATTGTTTGAACAGAACCACCAGAATCTTTATAAAATAATTTTCCATCAGCAATATTAATTGCTAATTCAGACCCTGTAGAATTATTTAATAAATTTGTAGCAAGAGGCGTATTAGAAGCCGTAGAGCTTGAATATATTAATAAAGGGGTAAATCCTGTTTGCGCCATTTAAAAAGCTCCTCCACCCATACCACCAATAGAAGTTAAAACTCCTGTAGATGGGTTAAATTGAAGTTTAGTAGAAGAAGTATTTAAAGGCAAATTTCCTGTAGTTGTATTTACAATTGTTGGATAATATGTAGCATTTGTGCTTGTGTTATCAGTAATTGCTACGTTATTTGCGTTTGTAGCAGTTGTAGCCGTTGTTGCGCTAGATGCAGAACCGCTAATATTTACTGCTAAAGAAGTAATTGATCCGCTTGCAGCGTTCAAAGCTACGGCAGTTGTGCCAATATAAAGCGTTGAATTACTCAATACGCCACTAGGAATAGTTCCTGTTAAATTACCAGCAGTAAGGCTAGTTAAACTTGCTCCCGATCCGCTAAATCCTGTGGCTGTAAGAACGCCAGTAGAAGGATTAAATTGATATTTAGTAGAGCTTGTATATTCAGTTGTAAGATTTCCCGTAGTTTGATTAGCAAACAAAGGATAGCGAGTCGCATTAGTTGTTGTATCGTCAGTTACTGTTGCATAGGATGTTGGCGTAGTCCACGCAAAGCCACCGCCAGTTGTATAGCTTAAAACTGTGTTATTTGTAGGAACAGTAATAAATGAAGTTGCTCCTGCGCCTGATTGATAAGGAATATATCCTGCACCACCACCAGCTAAATTAGTTGCAGTAGTTGCTGTTGTTGCAGAGCCTACAGATAAAGTAGATTGCGCTACATATTGAGGGGCAGAAGCACCAGCCGTCAAAACATAATTAGTCGTGCCTAATGATAGGAATGTAGTTACACCTGCGCTTGATTGATAATGCAAAGCACCAGCAGAACCACCAGCCACGTTAGTCGCACTTGCAGCAAGCGTAGCAGAAGCTACAGCACCACTTACAATTGATCCAAGTATAGACGTTAGCCATGTAGGATTTGAATAGCTACCAGTTGAATAAAGCCCATTGGTGACTGTTCCTGCATTACCTGTAATGCCAATTCCCCAAGTACCTGATGCGTTTGTACCTGTTGTTGAAGGTGCGCCAATCGTATTGTATGAAATTGTGTGTGCAGCAGAGCCATTAAATGTTGTGCCTGTTGCGCCACCTGATCCGCCATTATTAAATGTCAATGAATTAGGTGTGTTAGCAGTTACTGTCGTTGAACCACCCAAGCTAACTGCATTGCCGTTAATCGTAATGGACGAATTAGCCAAATAACTATTAGCAATCGGGTTAGCGTTCCATGTACCTGCTGTTAATGTTCCTACTCCTGTAATACCTGTGTATGAACCACTAATTAAGCTAGATGCAATCGTTCCGCTAGTGATTTGACTAGCACCAATGGCAATAGATACATTACTTGCGTTAGTTAATTGACCTTGAGCATTAACAGTAAATGTGCCAACACTTGATGCAGAGCCATAAGAACCTAGCGTAACTGTTGTATTGGTAATAGAAAATTGATTAGCAGATAAAGTTAAGCCTGTTCCTGCTGTGTAAGTATTAATTGCAGAAAATTGCACCCAAGGCATTGCAGTTACATTTATTGTGCCTGTATCAGAAGCAGTACAAACCCATCCTGTATCAGCTTGACCGCCATTTAAAATGACTGTGTATGCGCCTGGCACTTCTGACCATACATCCATGTCAGTTGCACGAGTCCAAGCACTTGCAGAAGCGTTATAAATGCCGTTGTATTGACTAGAACTTTGATTTTTTACTAATACTCTATCGCCAGCCAACGTAGTATAGCCATCAATAGTTTGTAAGCCTGATAGCGTAATGTTGGTTGTTGTTGCACATTTACACGCTGCTTTAGGGCCAAGACCTTGTGCTACAGTATCTACATAAAACTTATTAGCAATGTCAGTATTGCCACTAGGTGTAGTGATAACTTGACCTGTTGTCGTTAGAACATTAGTAAAAACTCCCGTTGAGGGAGTAGTTGCACCAATTGTCGTACTGTTAATCGTACTATTGGTTATATTTAATCCTGATTGACTAGGATTGATAGAAGCATAAAAAGGCTGACCCTGACCGATAAAAGTCTGAAAGTTTCCGTAAACGTCAAAGTACGCTTGAACAGGCAGTAAATTTTGGTCTACAGTTGAACTAGGGCCAGCCATGTGTTTCCTTAAAATGGAATTGCATTAACTAAAATTACATCACCAGCAGACATATTAGCAGCCGCACCTGTTGTTACAGAAAAGCTAGTAAATGTGACTGAAGTTGCTGTGCTTCCAGTTAATTGTAAAAACAATGTACTACCACTTGTTACATCAGCAGCAAAAGCCAACCAACCATTTGGTGCTGTTGGTAAAGTAATAGTGCCATTTGCAGCCCCACCTGTACCAACAACAATTTTAAACACAAAAGTGCTTGTTGCTGAAATTGTAGGGTTAGTACCAAAACCACTGCTAATAGTAGGTAATGATGTTGTTGTTGCTAATAAATTACCATTTAAAGAAATAGAACTTGCGTTATAAGGCGCAAGTAACTGATTCCCACCTTGACCAATTAAACCTGTACATACATTGTTTACATTGTACTGAGCTTGTACTGGCAAAATGTTATTGGTAACTGTTGATGCTACTTGGTTTGAACTCATTATGAAATCCCTTCGCCTGGAGTAATTTCAGCACTAGAAGCAGCACTAGAAATAAACCAAGCATTAGGTGGAATATAACCAATAACGGCTACTCCGTTAGCAGGTACAGCAATTGTATTAGCTTGCGGTGTTGTTAAGCCTGGCGCAGTTACCGTAACAGTAACAGCTAAATCATTAGGCTCTGGCGGTTGCCATGAAACATGAATCAAGCTAGAAGTAATATTGACAATCCGATAGCTAGATGGATATACGTTATTACTTGTTTTAACTTGAACCGATGCCAAACTTCCCACAAGATACGTTGGGCCAAAAGGCGAAAACGGTGAGTTATAGGCCATGATTTTTCCTTTATAGACCTGCTGGCAATTGACCTTCTGGGCGAATAACTTGAATTACATAGTTACCAGCCAAAGGTGTTGCGCTTGATCCTGATACGTTAGCAAATTGAATTTGCAATGTG